GGATCAGGACACTGAAATTGAAATTCGTTATGACCATCCCAACCATCCTCCCAACTCAAGGGAAGACTCTCCTCACGCAACAAAGCATGAGGGGCGGAAAGAGGGATCATTTCGAATTTGGCTATAGCGCCAATCATTTCGGAAAGGGGCAATGGAAAATTGATCAATGAAGCGTAAAGGGCCAGATTAGGATTAGCAAGCATCATACCTGCCATTCTTCTCTGGACTAACGTGAGACGAATCTCACCCTTTTCACTCCATTTTGGATCAATCCCATAACCTCCTAAGTGCACCGGAAGGAACCAATTCGGTCGGAACCAACCGTGCCAGTCAGAACTAAAACGTGAAAATGCCTCCGGCAAAGCCGAGGCACTCCAAGGGCAAAGATTGAACATCAAGTTCAAATCCTTTCCTAACGCTGTGGGACTTGCATTAGACTCACCCGTCTTAACAGACAGGCCAGTTATCAAACGCAAGTTCAGATATCCATGTCGTACCATACGGTCACCCGAACGGCAAAACACCTGAGAATTGATCAAAGCACAATCAGCAGAAAGATAGTTCTTACCTACCGATATCTTAAACCCCGCCTCAGCAGCGACTTGAAGAAACACGTCATAAAACGACTGGTGACACTTAAATAGCATGTCATCTCCATTTACAATCACATTTCTGCGCATTCTCCTTGCGATTTCCTTCGCATGCACAGAGTGATTTCCGACTTTGAGCCACCTGGTGATAGCACATTGATAAACTGCGTAGTTGATAACGCAGAGTAAAGGAAAGGATAGGGGATGCCCCATCAACTGTCCTTCTCTAATCATGGTCGTGCTTCCATCAGGATATTCAGCCACGCCCTCGTGTTCCATACAAAAGCGAGCCAACCAAACTTGAGGAACGTTATCCGATAAGGATTTCAACACTGCTAAAGTAGCAGAACGTTTTATCAAGTCAGTCGCAGCTTCGTAATCAACCGAACACCACAAGGGCAAATCACAACAATTCCGTTCAATCTCATTCACTTTCTTTGTAAGGTCAGCATGTTTCATGGTGGAGAAACGAGTTCTTTTCCATGCATCAAGCAACATACCTTGCAAAGGCTGAAGTGCACTATAGAGGTAACCATCACCTAGTGTAATGATCCGGAACTTGCCAGGCTCTGGCAAGGCGACAACCTTAACCTTAAGCGCATCGATTGTCATCGATTCTTGATTGATAGAAGTACAAGCATTTAAAGCTTTCGCTTCAAACTTCTCGAATTGTGTCTGCCTCCACTGATTCAGTGTTGAGACTAAGACAGGCAACTTACCAATCCGCTTAACCGCCTCCATCGTCTTCTCAGATGAGGTACCTGGTTGCCCAGATTTTCCCATTCCACGAAAACTATGTAGCGATCTACCCAAAGGAGGAAGTTCATATGGTTCAGCCAAGCTTAGCGCACCGCCCTGACGGACGGAGGCTTGTAAGCAGGCAGAACCAGAAGGTATGAACTTCATGGGACTAACATCGGACTTCAATTCCGAAAAGAAGCGATCAGTCGCCATACTAATGGCAGACTCCAAATCGCTCGGAATTGGGCCTCGATCTTCACTGATCCGCGCTTTATGTTTATCAAGCGCAGACTGTTTCTTAACTGCTCCAAGAGCAGGCCACATTTGTTTGGCTCCCTTCTGAAGGGAATAAATAAAAGAAACATCTTTCCGTGCAATAGCACGGAGGACAGCTAGTCTCGTAAATCCTTTAAATAAAGGCAAGGTCTTCCACTCGGGAAACGCGGCAATAGGCCGTTGATCGTCCCCGAAGACCATACACAGATATGTATCTAACCAAAATTTGACAAAAGATTGCTCCCTGTCAACTTCTTGGATCCTCATTTGACGCAACACCCCTCCGGTGTACGCCATCGATCGAACAAAACGGTCGTAGTCTTTCGTAGAAAATAGCTCCGATCTTCCAGATCGTCGAGCCACGAAAGGCCATATGAGTGATTTCAAAATCTGAAGTACAGGCGAACCAACTGGTTCACCCAGTCCTGACGATGAAACTGTCAGGACGGAAAGTACGCAATTACTTGCAGATATAAAGGTTTTCCTCTT